TCGTGGCGGTCCTCGTAGCTGGAGGCCTCCTGGTCCTTCGCGTCGATCGTCTCCACCTCGGTGCGGTACTTGCCGAACTCGGTTGCGAGGTTGCGGATTCGCGTGATCTCCCCCGCGGACCAGCCCGGGACACTGCCCCCCTCGCCGGCAAAGGCGGCCTGGTCCGCGGCCTGGGTGTTGAGATCCGTTTGCGAATCGATCTGGCCACTTTCCTCGCGACTGACCGAGAGCTGGTTCTTGGCGGTGACGGTCTCCTCTTCGGTCCGGTACCGGCCGAACTCGGTGGGCAGGTTGCGGCGGCGCACGATCTCGCCGGCACTGGCCGTCGGGGAGGTCAGCGCGGCGGCGTCCTGGGTGCTGAGGTCCGTCTGGCTGGACTGGTCGTGGCGGTCCTCGTAGCTGGAGGCCTCCTGGTCCTTCGCGTCGATCGTCTCCACCTCGGTGCGGTACTTGCCGAACTCGGTTGCGAGGTTGCGGATTCGCGTGATCTCCCCCGCGGACCAGTTCGGGACACTGCCCCCCTCGCCGGCAAAGGCGGCCTGGTCGGCGGCCTGGGTGTTGAGATTCGTTTGCGAATCGATCTGGCCACTTTCCTCGCGACTGACCGAGAGCTGGTTCTTGGCGGTGATGGTCTCCTCGGTGGTGCGGTAGCCGCCGAACTCGGTGGGCAGGCTGCGGCGGATCACGATCGTGCCGGCGTCTGCGGAGGGCACACTCAGGGCGTCGTCGGCCTCGGTGTTGAGGTCCTCCTGGCTGGATCGATCGTGGCGGTCCTCGTAGCTCGAGGCGCTTTGGTTCTCGGCGGTGTCTTCGTGCACGTCGATGTCCTGGCTGCCGTCGTCGTGCTTGGTGCGGTCGATCGAGCGGCGCTTGTGCTGCACGGCCGCGGCCAGGGAGGGCAGGTTGATCGAGGCGCCGGCGTCGTCGAGGTCGCCGGCCTTCACGCCCAGGTGGCGGGTGGTCTTGCGCGAGAGGGCGCTGGTGATCTGGCTGGTGTGCTCGTCGACCGTCTGGTACAGCCGCTGCAGCCGGTCGATGTGATAGGTCACCCGGCCGGTGTCGCGGTCGACCACGATCTCGCTGCGCCGGTAGCGGATGCCCTGGGACGGATCGTCCGCCGGCAGGGGCTCGACCTCGCGCCGGCCCAGCCGCCAGGTGCTCTCGATGGCGAACCGGTCGCCGCATTCCATCTCCACGTGGGCGATCGTGCGGTGGCCGCGGTGCAGCTGTTGGTAGAGGCGCAGCTCGTTGGTCTTCGGATCGGTGCCCAGGTAGATGCGCCCGCCCCACCAGCGGCCGCTGCGGGCCCACTGGGTGCCGGTCATGGGGTTGTCGACATATTCGCAGGGGGTGGCGTTGCCGGTGGCGGTGTAGTCCTCCAGGAACGTGACGCAGGCGTCGAGCTCCTCCCGGGGCAGGGCGTGCAGGTACCGGCGCAGCGTGTCGTTGCCCAAGCCGCCCTGGTCCTCGCTGTCGTCGACCCGCCAGTTGATGGGGGCCAGCAGCTCGCGCACCATGTTCTCGTCGAGGTTGCGGGTGGTCATCTACCCCCCCTTTCTGCGATGCCGCCGCCAGGCCACGCCGCCGGTGAGACGCACGTTGGCGTAGGCCATCCGGATCTGCCCGCGGCGGGGCTTGCGCATCGACTCCCGCCGGCAGACGCACATCGCCGCCAGAAAGCACTGGTCCCACCACTTGCGGCTAAGGGCCGCGCCTTCCACGAAGACCATGTGCGTCCGCGCCGTGGACACCCGCCAGGCCTCCATGGCCAGCTCGGCCGACATCCGGGAAGCGGCGAGGTCCACGACGACCGCCACGCCGGCGTAGCCCGTGTCGTGGGGCAGCGCGGCCCGGCGCAGGGGACTGCGGAAGGGGGCGAGATACCACCGCGCGGGCCGCGGCACGCTGAGCCCGTCGGTGTTGCTGCGGCTGGGGCTGACGATGAGGTGGCGGCGCCACTGGAAGCCGAAGTCGCTGAGCAGGCGGAACTGCTGGCCGTCGGGGTCGACGTCCTCGTAGCGTGGCACCCCGACGAACCGGCACGCTGTTAGATCGATCTCAGCCACGTTTCAGCCGCTCCTCGACCAGGGCGTGAGTCCTGGCACAATCCTCGGCTTGTTTGGCAAACTTGTCGACGCTGGCGCTCAGCCGGTCGAGGCTCTGCGCCTGCCGGGTCTGGGCCACGGCGTTGTCGGCCAGCACACTCTCCCGGCGCCTGACCTCCTCCTCCAGGGCATCGATGCGATCGGCGTCGCGCTTGAGCAGCAGCGTGCCGGTGCGCACCAGGGCGGCCGTCACAGCGATCAGGCAGATCGACAGAACGGCCTGGGTGCTGCCCTTCATCAGGGCCTGGGAGGTCGTCTCCGAGGGCATGGCCACCTGCGCAACCGGAATGCCGACGGCGCTCAACGTTAGAATCAGCAATTTCGAGCCCGTCATCGTTCGTGTTCCCCCCCAAAGACTACTCTCCGGACTGGTTGTTGCCGTCGCTGGACCCGCTGTTCTGCGGGGTCTTATTGCCGTCGTTAGACCCCACATTGACGACGATGGAGTTGCCGTTGCCGCTCACGTCGATCGTGGCGTATTGCAGAGAGGTGGCGTCGCGGCCGGCCTGGGAGCCGGCTCCGCCTCCACTGTTGCCGTGAAAGGGCCACTCGTCCTGGTCGTAGGCGTAGCCCAGATAGCCGGCTGCGCCGGTTGCCGCTCCGAGCGCGTAACGCTTCCAGTTCCGGCCCCAGTGACCTTCGGCCTGGGGGTTGTAGAGAAACCCCACGGTTTCGCCCCCGTTCCTGGCCACCGGAACCAGGGCGGGCTCCGGCTCGGCCGCCGCCTCGACCGGGATGGCGTTTGTCAAGTTGGCCTCCATCCATCGCAGGATGTCGGCCGCGGTGATCTTCGGCGCCGGCGGCGCGTTGGTCTCCTGGGCCTGTGCGGCGATCGTCAGGGCGGCGAGTAGGGCGGCGGCGATTCTGGCGGTGTTCATTTGGTCTGGTCCTCCTGGGTTACGGGGTGCGGGGTGCTGGGCCTGCCTCGAGGTCTGCGACGCGGGCCTCCAAGTCTGCGACCCGCGCTTGCAGCTGTTGGGTTTGCTTGAGCAGCAGCGGGATAAAGCGCGAGTAGTTCACTGTCTCCGGCTGCGTGTAGTCCGCGCCATAGACGGTGTTCGTGGTCGTAAACTCGGTGCCGTTCTCGACGTTGGTCACGACCACCTCGCCCAACTCGATGCGTTTGAACGACACGTAAGGTCCACGCTTCAAACGCTCCGGCAACGCCGCGACGACCTCTTCAGCAATCAAGCCTGCTTCGACATAGTTTTTTGGACTGCCGGGCCGGTTGTACTCCACCGGGCGAAGGCTGTGCATCCAGTCAATATCTGTGATGTCGTTGATATTGGTCTTCGAGCTACGGCTCGACGAAACATAGCCGATCTGCCCGTCGCTCTGGATTTCAAGGTCTCGGGTGCTGGTGACGGTGTCGTTGTAGACTGCCGGCATCTTGACTGCGCCTGCGTTCGATTGACCGTCGATTATGAGATAAGCGGTCGCAGGGTCTGCCGCTGCCGTCCTCACTTCAAAATCGCCGCCATTATTGACCAGGTTAACGCCGTTGTTGACGCCGTTGCGCGAAAGCCAAATGCGCGGAGTGGTGTTGTTGGCGGAGTCGACAGTGATGCGTGCGGTTGCGTAGTCGACCTTGATCTCGCCCAGAATAGTGAGTGATGAGTCGTTTTGCTGCACGGCAGAGTCGGCAAGACCAAGGGATGCCTGCACTTCGGCATCCGTGTCGAGCACGTCGATTGTCCCGTCCTTGATGTCGGAGGACACGATCATCGAGTCTTCGATCTGACCCTCATAGAGCGTCAGTATGCCAGAGTTCGAGAAGTCGATTTGTGTGAAGTTGTCGACACTCAGAATCGCGAACCCGTCACCCGTCAACCACAAGTCGGTTGCATCAGTGTCGAAGTATGCGATAGGGGCAACCCCAAAGTTGATGTAATAGCCGGCAGGCATCGTCCAGTTGCCGTCGAGCGTAAGACCGTGGTCGTTGTCCTGCACGGCGCTGTCGGCCAGCGCGAGGGAGTCCTGCACACTGGCGTCCAGCTGCGTCTCGTCGATTTCCGTTGGTGCTCCCGGAGTCACAATGCCGTCGCCGTGCTGCCCCCAGGCGAACACGCCCAGCAGGACCGCCGACAAAATCAAAGCTCCGTACCGTCTCATGTCTCCATCCTCCTTCGCGCCCTTCGCTTGCTTCCGTTCGGTTCCACCGGCCTAGAAGTAGCACTCGGTGATCGTGGCGGTGGCGTCGCTCGCTCCATCCCGGATCAGCTTCATGGCCCTGGCCATGTGGATCCCCAGGGAGAAGGTGGTGCCGGCCGCGTAACGGTGGCCGTGGCTGCCGCCCACCGGGGCGGTGCCGTCGTAGGTGATGCGCACCGGCTCGTCCTCGATCGAGACGATGACCCGCTTGGTCTTCTCGTTGAACGCCGCCCCGCTATCAAGCGCCACCGCCGCGTTGCTCACCGTCAGGTCCGGATGCTGCACACCGGTCACCGGCGCCCAGTTCGTTGCACTGCCAACATCAAACACGTTGTTCATCTCGTCTCTCCGTTTCCTTTGCCTGCACCCCGCCACTGCGGGGCGTTGCCTTCTGTTGACTCACCCAGCGCCTTCCGCGCCCCCTGGCGGCCGATCTCGACGTTCTCGCCATACTGCTGGGCCATGCTCTCGAGGTGCTGGACGCGGGCCTGCAGGATCGCCACGCGGTCCGCGGCGAGGCTCTCGTAGATGTCGGGGTTGCGCTCGGCCAGGTCGTGATACATCGCCAGCCGCAGCGGGTAGTTCTGGCTGCCGTCGTCGACCATCTCCGGCTCGATGCCGGCGAGGATCTGCAGGTAGTTGTCGATCTCATCCTCCAGCTCGCTGCGCCGGGCGGTGTCCACGTCGACCAGGGCGGCCTCGGCCAGGTGCGGCGACAGACGCCACATCAGCATCTGCACGATCGGGGTGGGCTGGATGGTCTTGTCGCGGTCCATCGCCATGAAGCTGTTGTGCACGATGGAGGCAATGCGCTCGAGGTGCTCGGGGTCCAGGTCCTGGGGGTCGAACATCAGCATCAGGTCGAACTGGCCCTGGATCTCGTCGCGGCTGCGGAAGATCTGCTCGCCCTTGCTGTTGGTCACCCGGGCGAGGACCTCCTCGGGCATGTACTGCTGGCAGAGCTGCACCAGCATGCGGTCGACCTCGCGCAGATTGAGCAACCACCACAGCACCTTGAACTGCCGGTGCAGCTGCACCAGGCCGGGGGCCACCTCGGCGTGCTCGCGGCCGTGATACTCGTTGACCTGGCGCCACAGCTCGCCGACCATCTTGTCCACACTGGCCGGGTACTGCGGGGGCTGCAGCCACTTGTAGTCGCCGTCGCGCTTGGCCTGAAGCTCCGCCAGGGGCGCGAGGTACAGCTCCCCCATGGTCTTGCGGCCGCGCGTGACGATGGGCGGGGCGCCGTTGAGCTGGGCGTTGTCGCCAAAGGTGTCGACGAAGAGCTTGATCATATCCTGGTGCGGGCCCATCAGCTCGGGGATCCCGCGGCTCTCCAGGAGATATTTGCTGAGCACTTCGCGCTGGAAGACGTGCCCCGGGTAGTTGCCGTGGGCATAGTCCACCAGGCGGCGCTCGTGGGCCGCCTCGCCCACGTCGGGGTGCAGCGTGGTGTAGTAGCGGCCGCGGATGCCGTCCTCGTTCACCGCGGTGAAGAACGCCCGCACCACCTGGTACAGCCCGCGGTAGTCGTTGGGATCGCGCTGCACGAGGGTGCCGTCGTCCTGCTTGCGATAGCTGGGGAAGGCCTCGGTGGCCTCGTGCCCGGCGCTGCCGTCCTCACCCACCAGCTCGCCAGCGAAGCTCTCGCTCCAGCCGTCGCTGACGACGCGCTCGAGCACCTCGCTCTTGGTGAGCCACTGCGTCTCGAAGTACATCCGGGCGTCCTGGAACTCCAGGGTGTTCGCCGGCGTGAACCAGTCCTCGTACAGCCGCATGGCCCGAAGCTCGGGGGAGTCCTTGCTCACGTAGGGCACGGGGAACTGGGCGGTGCCGTCCTCGCGCAGGCTGTTGATC